TCTTCCTTTCTTCTGGAGTAAATTGTTTAGGAGTAAAAATACCAGTTCTTTGACTTATCTCACCTTCAACCCCACCTTTCTTTGCAAGAGTTGTTTTCCCCCCCATCAATTTATCTACTTTAGCAATAAGTTTATCAAGTTCATCATATGCTTTTTCTACTTCTTTAAGTGCTCCTCCGATTAATTTTCCATCATCACTAAATTTTGCAATATTATCAAATGCACCTTCTTTTGCAGCTGGTCCAGTAAAAGAATCAAATAATCCAACAATACCATCTTTTATATTAGATAAAATTCCAACAACAGAATTTATCGTTTCTTTATGTTTTTCTTTAAATTCTTCCACTTTCTTTATAATACCAGGAAGAGCATTTGCTAAAAATCCTCCTAATAATAATATACCAAAATTAAAAATTTTATCAAAAATGCTCATAGGAGTTTTGGCAACTTCTGCAACTCCAGTTAGAGGTGATTTGAGTGATTTTTTTTCTATCTTTTTTTCTTTGTTTAATTTTTTAGTCGATTCTTTTTTCTCATACTCAAATCTTTTATTTTCCTTTCTCAACTTAATATAATCCTTATTAGATTTCTTGAGAAAACTATTGATATTTGTTATATTAATTTTAAGTTGCTTTACTTGATTTTCCATATCTTATACATATATCCCATAAATTCCTGGAGTTTCATTTCTCATAGAATCTAATATATTTCTGGAGGATATTGTTGGAACTGAAGGAGCAGGAGAAGGAGAAGATGTAGAACTTCCTTCTCCCATCGGTACTGTAATCGGAGGAAGATCCATTGTTTGAATATTTACTTTTCTATTTCTTTTAGGATTTTTAGAAATCATATTATATATTTTTTCAGTTCTCATATTATTGACAATAGAACCATCAATATTTGGAGAGAATAATTCTGGACCTTTTTCACCTACGAGATATGTCCTTCCTGCCATTACGGGACCGCCCATTGCTCTTGGTTCTATATTTTTGAATATATCTTCTGGACCTAAATTAAATTTACTATAATCAATAGATGGTGCATCAAAACCAAATTTATCCTTAAAACTACCTCTGGATAAAAATGGAGTTAATCCAGTTTTATCTGCCAAAGATTTTCCAAATTCAGTGTCATATCCTTTTCTTCCATATTGAGCCTGTTTTCCAGTCTCAATAAATTGAATTTGCTCATCTATTTCAGCACCAACACCTCTAATATATCTATCAAAAAAATTTAAACCCTCTTTTTGTTTTTTTAAATCGGATATCATTTTCTCTTTATTTCCACCATAAGCATCTTGTAAAACACTTTCTGTCACTTGCTCTTGATTTTTTCCAGTCATTCCATATACTAATCCTGCAGCAAGTGCCAATCCAGCTAAAACAGCAGGTTGAGCAAGAAATCCTATGATACCTGCAATGGCACTAGCAAATCCTAACATTTTTACTGCCAAAACTCCAAGAAATGCAGTTCCCAATATTTTTGCAAATAATTTCCAATTTTGTGTCAATATATTGAAAAACTTTTGTAGTTTTTTCTGATTTTCTTCTTTAGATAACCAACCAAATACTGCATTAGTTAAAAATCCTGCAGCAAGAAATCCAAGAAATGCTAATATTTTATCAAAAAATCCTTTGACTGGTGATAATATTTTTGATGTTGTTTTAACTAATGCACTTCCTATTCTTTTTGCACTTTCTAGAGCACCCTCTTCCATTCCAAATCTTTTTTTAGACTTCTCTTTCTTTAGAGTTTGTTGCTTTTCTTTCTCTTCCTTTGCTAGATTACTGAAATGCTGTTCAAGTTGTTTTTGTATATCTACTAGAATTTTATTTGTTTCTAAAAGAGTGCTATTAAAGTTATTTTTACTTTCCTTTTTTGTTTCTTTATCGTCAGGTTCTTTTTTTAATTTTTCTTCTATATTACTAACATTTTTCTCTAATACACCAACACGAATAACTGCCTTTCTAACGTGACCAGCAAGTTTACTGACAGTTCCATGAATATTTTTTATGGAACTAGCAGATCCTCCCTCATTTCCAAAAAAAGCAGAAGAAATATTTGTTTTATTTAATTTGGGAGTTTTTACTTCTGTGTTAGATTCCATTCTGCTGTTGTGCTTTTAGATTTTCTTCCTCAATATCACTATTTATCAGCAATTTTTCAACCTCTACAATATCTTTATGAATTTTTCTTTTTTTAGAATATATCATATGAACATTCCCAACACTATATCCATTCTCTTTACACCAAGTATTCAATCCACAAATTTTAAGAGATTTTCTATTGGAAAAAGTAATTAACCATAAACAGGAACTATGATGATTTTCACCTCTCTGCGAAAAACTCATTTTTTCTCTAGTAGATTTAGATGCTTTTTTTCCAAAGTTTGGATTTTTTTCACCAATATTTGCTAATCTAAGTTTATCTATATGTTCCTTAGATAATTTTTTACCGGTATTAATTTTTCTGAGATTTTCTTTAAATTCTTCCGATCTAACTGCACCAGATGCACCTTCACCCCCATCAGTTAAGTTTCTCAAAATACCTGTCCCCAAATCCTTTCTACCAAATATAGAAATCATATATTTTTCGTGTCTAAATGCCTCTTCTTCTTTAAGATTTTGTTTCAAATATAAAATTTTATTTTTTGATGGAATAGATATTTTTCTATTAACATTAGAATTTGCTCTTTTACCTCTACCTTTACCAATATAGTAGGGAGTACCATCCTCACGCAAATATGCATAAGTATAATAGTTATTCATTCTTATCTTATAAGTCGCAATATTATTTATACAAGAAAGGGGGGACTTTGCCCCCCAATCTTTTGCTTTGATGCGACTCATAAGCATCATTATTTATATTCAACTTATCCCATTCTGCTGCTGTGCCTTTATGTTTTCTTCCTCAATATATTGTTGGAGTAAAGTGAGATAAATTTCTCTCTCCCAAGGTATCATCTCATTTAACTCAGTCAAAGACCATTTATGATGCTGCATCATAGCAAAATTAATCTTATAGTATGACTCAAGATTAGTATGAGCCATACCTAACTGAAAAAACTTGCCAGACCCTCAAGTACAACTTCAGATTCAACTCCTGTATTAGGATTCTTTACAGTAATTAAATGAGATAATTTTGGCATCGTTGTAAAGAAATTTTCAATCTCTTTAAACTGCTTACTGTTTAGTTGATCGACAAATTGCTGCAATTCTTTTTTTGAACAATCAGAAGCATTCCAACTCTCTTCTTCATCATATACCATCTCAATACAAGATGTAATCATATCAAGTGATTTACTTACGTCACTCGAATTTCCACTTACCTCAAAATTATTATCAATAAACTGATCAAAAGAAGGATACTTTAACTTCATCGAATAAGTATCATCCAACTTAATAATATTTTTATGATCCTTATTCTTTTTAACTTTAATTGAATCAATGTCAATTGACATCTCTACAGTCGTCTCACCATCATCAGGACAAGTAATATTGACTTCTACACTTTCTCCTACAGACTTTGAACGTACATTAAGAAAAAGATATTCAATATCAAAAGTTGCAAGAGTTTGAACCTTAACTCCTCTTGTTAGAATACAATCATTCAGAATCTGAACGATTCCATTAGAAATCTGCTTCATATCTTCAGATTCTAATGCCATCAATAATACTTTTTCCTCTTTTACTAGAAATGGACGATACTTAATTTTTTTTCCAGTAGAAGGCAATTCCAACTCATAAGTTGGTGTATTAATCTTAGGTAAAGGCATTTTAAAAAATACAATTCAGGTTTAGTTATTTATTGCGTTATTGAGGAAAGATTATAGTATTCTTATTAATCTTCGGATATAATTCTATTGTTCCTGTATAGTTTTTCAACCATATCTTCGGTTTCCAAAACTCCACTATATTTTTCTATTTCTTCTAATGTGTTACGGGATAGTCTATCAACAATATTTTCATCAGGTGCTTCATTAGGACTTGGTTTTGAGTTATTGCCCTTATAATTCATAATATATCGGTCATAATTAAATGTAACATTCACTTTAAGTAAATCTGCAGGTCCATAAGAAACTGGAATGGATGTCATCGTTTTTGGAAATACATTCTTAAACTGATAATATATCTTTCTCTTTGTTTTATTGTAACTTTTTTCAAATTTGGTAATATACATTGTTTCTATTTTATATCCATTTTCCCCTTCAGGAAATCTAAATCTTCTATAGTAACTTAAATCATCTTCTTTAGTTTCACTTCCACTTGAAATATAATCTATCCATCCCTCAAAAAGTATTATATTTTCATAACAATCATCAACATAAAAAGTAAAATCAATATCAGTATATAATCTCGTATGAGCAAACTCTTGCGGTATTCCTATAAAATCACCTTTTGTTTCTGCAGTTGCAAATCCACTTGTTGGAAGAGACGCATCAGAACAAAGAAGTCCAGCCTTACGAGATGTAAAATCTTTTAAGTCAGTTCCAAATCTTGTTTTAATGTGATTTAGTATGGGAGTTTTTAGAGAAGAAAAACTCACTTCATAATGATTTGATTGTGATATCTTACCAAAAATATCCTTTGCATCTCTTACCAAATTATTTCTAATTGATGGTACTGCCATCTATAAATACCTATACGACTACTTTATTATTAGTTATTTAGATGTCATATAAGGGATATTACAAACCATCTTATCCTAGAAAGTATAAAGGTGATCCAAACAATATCATTTATCGTTCCTTATGGGAGCGCAAATTTATGAGATATTGTGATATAAATGAAAATATTTTAGAATGGGGAAGTGAAATAAACACCATCCCATATCGTTCTCCAGTTGATAATCGATACCACAGATACTTCCCTGATTTTTATATCAAGGTCAAAGAGAATAATGGTAAGATTAAAAAAATGATTATTGAGATTAAACCATATAAGCAGTGTATTGAGCCCAAAGTCCAAAAGAGAAAGACAAAGGGTTATATCTATGAAGTTGTTGAGTATGCC